CGATACTCAGGGTCCATGAACCACGGGATGAACACAGGCACGTAACCATTCGTACCTTCTACAGCACCTTTCCAAAGGTCATAAAAGATACCACTGACACCATTCGCTGTACTTTCAACGAATATAGCTGTGCCCTTCTTGTTAGGCACCGCTTGTGTCAGACCGCTCCAGTTCTCAAGTGCTGTAGACTTGGACCAGAACGCAAGTTCCGAGGCGTGAACATGCGTAAGCGTTTCACCACGTCCGATACTCTCACCACCCGCTGTAGCAACCACATACGAACTGTCCAACACGTCAAACGTAAGTTCTCGGCGTGATGAATACTTGGTGTGTGGCTTGAGTAACTCTGGGCAGTTCTCGTGGTAACGCTTGGTCATATCGAACAAGGCTCTGGTACTGTCGCTGTGGTGGGTAATCACCATTGCCTTACACGCTTTGCGCTGAGACACGTTGTGATAAAGATACCCACCCACATACGTTGACAGACCCTGCTGTCGGGCCTTGAGAATAATGATCCGAACTTTGCCTTCGCTTTCAATCTGTTCCTCAACCGCCTTCTGCAAGATGCTCTGGGCGGGTTTGAGTTTCAGAGGACGAATGTCACCGTCCTTGGTTCTGATTTTGAGTGCGGCTTTGGCATAAAAGTCGAAGTCGTCAAATAGACGCTTACGGACTTCTTTAAGTTTCTGATCCATTTTGCTCTTCTTCGTCGTCGCTGTCCAAGAGCGATTCCAAGAAGGCTTCGGCCTTACCAATAGTAACTTCGCTCTTTGCAGCGGGTTTGGTTTTTGTAAAGTCTAGGACCATACGCGCGGCTGTCAGGCGGTCACGGTTTTGTCCGGGTTCCCGCATGATTTCTACGGCTGCCTTCAGAGCCTCGACTGCGTATTCGTCATCTATGTTGTTATCTTTGGTCATCTTAGCAACAATCCTTTCGGCGTCTTTCTTTGCCTGTTCTCTGATTGGTGTAATGGCCTCCAATGTGTACCCATCAGGTGTTCCCTTTGGACGTCCGCCGTTTTTGCGCTTTTTGGTTGACCACTGCTTTCGTAGTGCGCGGCCCTCCTCGGTTTCCATCAGTTTTGCGAAGTAGTTTTTCTTCCCCGCTTGATGGCCCTTCTGTGGCATCGACAGTTCCTTTTTGGGACTCTTCTTTCTTGGGTTCTTGGGTGCTCCCATTACGTTTTACTCCTAATAGACTTCCGATGATTTCAAGTGTCTCTGGACACGCCTTGCAGAACACAGGGGCAGGTAGTTGTGCCGCCATCTCCCGTAAGATTAAATCTTTTTGCTGTCTCGTAAGTCCGGATGACTTCACTGCCTCAATGCTTTTCAACAAGGGCATTAGGTCAAATGCGGTTTTATTCATGGGGTTTGCTCTCTTGGGGGGGTGAAGGTGCCCCCGAAGGGACACCCTATGCTGTTAAGACACCATCAGGCATTGGTGGTTCTTCGTCGTTGCCACCAGCGGCAGCGACTAGACCCATTGCCATAGCGACAGCGAGTATGGTTGCGAATGGATGTGAGTAGAACTTAATCTTACCGTTGTTCGCTTTGTCGAACTCAGCCTTAATCATCTTTGTGTTGATAGGCATAAGTTCCTTAGCAAGACGTGGGTTCATTAGATACAGCCACATTGGGTCAACTGAAAGTTCAGGCGTACTGTTGGTGTAGGCACGGAAGTTACGCAAACGGTTTCTGAAACTTACCATTGTACCAGCATCGTTGTTCTGCACGGCTTTGTTGAGTTCATCTAGTAAATACGTCAGGGAACTACGAGGTACCTGAGTTTCACTTGGATTACTCTCAATGTACGCTTTACCTGCACTCTGGAACGCAATGATTTCCTTAATTGCAGGGTGGTCTAAACCTTTAGACTCAAGGATAGGCTTCATCACAGAGTAGTTGTAACTGTTCAGCCCTACTTTGTCGTACTCACCTGTACCTTTGTTTTGTACACCGCCTATACCAAAACGACCTTTACCATCCATGTTACCTTGAGTAAGCGAATGGCCCATCTCGTGTAGTAAAGTGTGAAGAGATTTTAGTGTAGTTGTCTTTACGCCTTGGAAAGAACCTTCCGGTCTAATACCGAATACACTACTACCAAAACCCTTCATGTCAGGGGTCCATTGGTGGACACCTCTTGTGCCTTTACCTTGCTTGGTCGCCTTCTGTAACGCAGTACCGCTGTTCATAAGTTGAGCAGTGATGCCGAGAAGTTTTGCAACTTCGAGTGCTGTGTCTACGTCTTGAATACCGTTCTCGTACTTAGAACCCTTCTTGCCAATCTCAATGATTGCTTTGGCTTCAGGTAGGTTCTTCTTTACGGCTGGCGTTGTCGGCTTTTTGACCTTTTTGGGTTTAGGATCGGGGCTGACCAATGGAGGCTGGGCCAGTTGAACGGGTCCAGTTCCAGTTTGTCCGCTTTGCCCTCCTGTATCTCCTGATCCACTTGGTCCATTATCTTGCGGAGGTGTGGTGGGAGGGGTTTGATCTGGTCCGTCATCTTTCTTCGCCTTGGGTTTTGCCTTAGATGCTTTGGCCTTTACCGCCGCTTGCTGCATCTTGATCCTATTTAGATAGGGAACAAGGTAGTTATCTACAAGGGTCATGGATGTTAGGCTTACACGAGCACCGTCTACAATCTCAGTTGCCTTGAACACGGGATCGGAACCTAAGTTCAAACCGAGGTCGTCCAATGCCTTAGTCAAAACTGCACGATCACCTGAACTTATGCTCTTATCGCCGTTCATGCCATCACGAAGTGACTTCAGGAACGCCTTGTTGGAATCAATGCCATCTTGGACGTTGGGTGAACGCGGTTTGACTGGTGTACCGTCTGGTGCTGTAGTTTTGCCTCGCTTACTCTTAGTCTTGGCTGCTGCTTTATCGACAGCCTTGTCTTTAAGTAGTTCAAGTTTCACCAAACCAATGACTTCAGTCAGAGGCGCACCTTCAGATGACATTACACCTGTCTTCTGCATTCTGCGGTACTCATCAATCGCACGGCGCGTCTCAGAAGCAATGTCTCTAGCCTCTATGCGCTGTAGAATTTCTTCGACCTTCGCATCAATATCAGTAGGCATCTTGTCTTTAGCAAACTTCGGATAGGCTTCGGAAACACCTGCGAACATTTTGCCACGCGGCGAGTTCGTCTTGGGTGGTGCGCCTTCTTTGTACAGACGGACATAGGTCGCTGCCCTACGCGCTGCCTCTTCGTCTTTGGCACGTTGTTGGGCTGCGGCCTCTTCTTGCTTTGCGAGTGCTTTGGCTTCAGCGGCCTGTTGTTTCGCGGCTGCACGTGCTGCGGCCTCGGCTTTCTTCTGCGCTGCTGCATCTTCTTTAGCCTTCACCACCTGTGCTTGCTGTGCTGCCTTCAGACGTGCTGTACGTCCTTCGACTGCGGGACCAGTAGGGTCTGCTAGACCGTCTCGACCTTTGTTCTTCTTAATGAACGTGTTGAGTTTCGATCTGCGTCCTGTGATTGCGTCGATACCACGACCTGCAATGACCGTAGGAATCTGGACAGCCAAGGACTGACCACCAGTTGCAAGTGCTGCACCAGTGTTGATGTTGCCACCAATGATACCTGCTGGGTTATATGCACGTCCGAATGAAGGAAGTGGGTTGAAGGTGTCTGTGAACTGCGAGATTCCGCCTTTCAGACCGCCTGAGTAGACTTCTGTTACAATGTTCGACTTGCGTAGTGAATTTAGTAACGCTTGGCCTTCTTGTGTGTTACCGACAGTATCCCTTACGAAATCTAGGTTTTCTTTGGTCACTGTTGTGGACACTTTGTTCCGCGCTTGGCGTAAAGTCTCTGCAAACTTGGCTTTAGTTGCCGCGTCTGCGTCCTTCAACACCTCTTTGCTCAGAACTTTGTAGTTTGCGTCAATGTCTTCACGAAGTTTACTACGTGCAGCATTCAGGACAGCATTCGCACCCTTCTGTGACGATGGGTCTACGTCCTTAATGTTCAAGCCTTCAGTCTCGGCAATCTCTTGGAACATACGCGCTGTGTCACCTGCCGCCTGATCTGTCTCAGGGTCAAGTTCTTCACGTGGCTTCAAGACACGCTCACCGGTTTTGCTGACAGTCGAAATGCCGACGTTAGCTGCACCAGATACGGTTGCACCAATGGCTGCTGCATCACCTATACGATCAACGACGTCCTGTGCCACATACTCACCGCCTTGGACTGCTGTACCACCGATAATCAAGCCTTCTTGTCCGGCTTCCTGTACGCCTTCGCGTAGGATTTTCAGTGTAGCACCGCCGCCTTTCAGTGGCGTAAGTTCGATAAGACCTGATGCAACTGCTGTTGCTAGGTCAGTACCAGTCGCAGTTGGGTCTAGTCCCTGCTGTTCTTTCTCTTCGCGTGTTGCACCAAGAGACATTGTTGAACCTGCAAGTGTACCGGCTGCTGCTAGACCTGCACCCACGACTGGGGCAGAAGTTGCTGCTAGACCTGCGCCTACCGATGCAGCGACACCAGCACCCACTTGTGGGGCGGCCTCAATGGCACCGTAGAGTAACGATCGACCTGCATCTGTGTAGTCACCCTCACGGATGTTCTTCACGATACCATCTGCGCCCTCTGGACGTTGATACGTGGATGCATCTAGTTCCGCTTGGTTGCGCTGGGCGACATCTGCACCGTACTGCTCAACACCCTCCATGCCAGTGAGTTCACCGACACCTTGGATACCTTTACCAAGCATCTTTTGGAAATTGTCTACGCCGTAGCCTGCAGCACCACCTAGGCTTTCGTCTGGGCCTTGTGGTGTCTGTGGTTGTGATTGTTGTGCAAGTTGGGCTTGTAAGGCAGCCAACGCGCCTTCTTTATTAGGCCCAGTTATTTTGAACTTACGTCCATCTGGGGCCGTAATCATGTATGTTGGCATACCTTAGCCTTCCTATGGTTTGACTTCTTCGATTGTAAAGTCCGCAGGATTGGATGTCTGGTTAGTTGGTCGCTGATTCAGCGGTACTGTTCCACCTTGGCTCAGACGCTGCTGTACGCGCTGTAGGGCTTCCATGCGGTCGATAATCCACTGTTCCCAGATTGCTTCGTCTTGCCAATCTTTTGGTGCAGGGTCTAAGAACAACTTCATCTCAGCGTTAGAGATAGCACCCTTAGTCTCAGCAACACGTAGAAGAGCATCGTCAACTTTGACTCGTTTGAGGATAAGACGTCTTGCTGCATCGTCGTCACCTGTGAAGTTGTCAAAGAGTGACTTTGCGATACCACCGATACCAGTCAGGTTTCCACCTGCTGCACGGCTCTCACGGATTGCTGTAAGGGCGTCTTGGTAGTTAGACATCGCTGCGTTTGTAGCAGTAAGTAACTCACCGTCTTTCTTACCACCTTTACCACCACCTGCACGTCTGGCACGTAGTTTAGCCAACTCCATTTGACGCTTCTGTTCCGCTTCAGCCATCTTACGTGATTGCTCTCGGTTTTCGTCTTGGATACGTCCGTATTCCTGTGTCGCTGCACCGATACCATCGCCCTTGAGCGCACCTGAGTACATAGCACCGCCAATGCGGATCAATGCCTCGTTACGGTCAATAAGCATCTGTGGCATCATAGAACCACGTGCGTTGCTTGTCTTAGGACCAGATGAACTTGTGATACTACCTGCACTCAATGCGCCTGTAGAACGCCCCTGACCTCCTGAACGAAGGATAGGTTCACTCACTGTTGGAGTGGCAGGTGCTGATGGTGATGCTGCGGGTTGCGTTGTGTCTACTAGGACAGGATTTTGAGGCAGAGGTGCCAAAGTTGGGTCGCTGTAGTCAACATCAGGGACAACACTAGGTGTCAATACAGGGGCTGCGGGTGCTGTCGTTGGCTGTTCGACAGGTGCTGTTATGTCCAACACAGGCTTCGTCAACTCTTGCGCTTCTAGACCAGTAAGTGTTGGGGTCGTAGTCTGTGGTAGAACACGACTGTCAACCATAGTGGGTGCATCAGGGGCACTGTAGTTTTGATCTGCGGATGCCTGTGCTGCTGCAAGTCCTGACTTAGCATTGTTGTACACATTGATCAGATCGCCAGAAGGGTCGCCCGGTACATTCTGTAGAATACCCTCGGCTGTCGCCATCTTCTGCGCTGCTTCTTTCACCGGCTGCTGTAGCGACTGGTTGTAAGCACCACGTGCGAGTTCTTGTGCCAGTTTCTCGTTCTGCAACAGAATCTCACCAGCCATACCGTTTGCACGGACACCACCTGTCTGTGGGTTGTACAAAAGGGACGCTGAGTTTGATTGACCTGAGTTTACAGTTACCGGAACAAAACCTTGGTTGTTGTCGACCTGTGGTTCAGTTGCTGTCTGCGGAGGCAGAACCTCCTGTGGTTTTATGTCCAGCATTGGTGATGGGACACCTCCACCTGCATAAGTACGCTTTAGGTTCTCCTGAGTTTCAAGCGGCATCGAGTTAAACCAATCTTCACTCAGGTTAGCACCAAATGCCTGTCTGAACGCTGGGTTGTTACTAATTTGTTGCCACATTAGCTGAAACTCCCTAATCCGGGGCCGCCGCCAAACATGCCGTCAAACAAAGAAGAATTACCAAAACTCTGACCCGCTGGGAAATACTCCTGTTGGAAGCCAAAGCCCTGCATTGCACCGCCTAGAGCACCCTGCATTGGGTCTACAGTGTTTGCTGTGTAGCCTTGGACACCACTTGGTGCCCTGTTCAGAATACCTTGGTTGTAATTGATACGTTGGTCCATCTCAAAGTCACGTGCGTCTTCAAAGCGTCTACGATTGTCGTCTAGACGTGCCTGATCGAAGCCTTGCAGCACGTTACCTGCGTTCATACCGAAGTTTGCACCCTGACCTAACGTGTTCATACCGGTGTTGTAGGCTGCCCTTAGGTTGTTGTTTGCACCTGTGGCTGCATTCAGGGCTGTACCTTGGTCTGAGAACTGCTGTGCTTGCTGTGAAAGGCTGCGGTCAATCAAACGATCTTGGATTCCGGCGGCGACATCAGCGCGTCGGTCATCAAAAGCACGTTGTGCGACTGCTTCAGCGACACCTGCACGGCTAGAGTTCATGTTCCCTGAGCCAGAGGCCGCTAGATCAATGCCTGTAAGCGTGTTTTCTTGTAGATTACGGCGGTCATCACGCATTGCAGCGTCAACAAGGGCTTGTCCGTTGTTTGCCGCGTAGTCCATCGCTGTGTTTAGGCGGTCCTGACGTGCATCTGCCGCCATACCTTGGAACTGACCATACAAATCGTTGGCATTGTTACCAAACGAGTTCGTATTGTTCATCATGTTGTTACCAGCGGTGATCATATTACCACCGATGTTGCCCATTGTGTTCGCTGTGCCTGTCTGGAAGTCGTTTGGACCGGCATAAGTCGGGCCTGAGTAGGCTCCTGTACTTAAAACACCACCAAGTGCTGCTTCTGAGCCTTTTAGATTGGCATCAACGTAAGGCTTGTACTGGTTGAAACCAGCCATCATAGCCTCGTTTTGCTTATCCATTGCTGCGGCTTGTTTGTTGGCACCCATTAGGCCCATTGCGCCGCCAATAATTGCGCCCCACATGTGAATATCCTTCTCTTATGTGTTTATACGGCTACCCAAGCCGTGCCATTGTACACGACAAGGCCGGTTGTACCGTTGCCTAGTGGATTCCAAGGAGATACCGCGTACCTCACCATGCCCTTGCGAACACCTTCAGGCTCTCTGTCGGCTACTTGGATGGAGGCATCCGCAAGTGAGCGGATAGAAGCCTCAAGTTCTCGAAGTTCCTCTTGGAGATATGGACCCAAGTTGTCTGCTTCTAGTCGTGGTATCTGGCGTCGAACATAGCGCGACACCAGTAAGTTTATTTTATCTGAAAGAGACATAATGATCACCTGCGACCAGTGACCACCACCTCCGCGTCCATACCTGAAAAGGCAAAGTCCTTGAGTGTGTCGCTCGTCAGTTTGTATGAGAGGTAACGACCTGAGATACGCGTATCGACCTTGTAGCCATTCAGCGCGTCAAACGTCACTGCTGTACCGTAGTTCGGTGTAGCATTCGGTGTCGTTGCAGCACCAAAGGTAAAGTTGAAGTTACCGTCTGCGTTAGGGGTCGATATTTGTGGTACAACATTTGTTATAACTTTGTAGCCAGTAAGCGGAATACCCTGTTCATCCAGATCAATACCCACACGTTCTAGGAACACAGGTAAAGAGACACTGGGGTCCACGTCCAACGCTAGGGAACCTTCGTCCACTAGGTCTAGGCCGTATAGACGGTTCTCAGTGACACCGCCGCCTACAGAAGAAACCATCACTGTGTGACGTGTGTATTGGCTTTCTTGGTCGTGGTAAGAGCCGCCAACAGACGCATAAGTCTGCGTAGCAGATGCATACGATAGAACAGTGTCCACATTGGCGTTGGTGCCTGAGACAACATTCGGTAAGTCTTGGAACGTCCAAACGTCATCTTTGTAGTTGTAGATCGCTGCACGGTTACATGCGTCACCATCTGCATACTCAACCATGTCATCACCGGTGTGATAGCAGAAGTAGATTTCCTCAAGTTCCGTGTTGTGGACAACGAAACATTGGTCAGACTTAGAGTAGTCAATACCGCTAAAGACGTACTCGCGGACACGCCCGTCACAGATGGATTGACGTGAGTTGCCATCAGTCACGTATAGGTCGTCACGGTCAAACACAAAGTGCTTACCCTCTACCTCGACAATACAGTTCTTGTTGATAACACCAGCATCGTCAAAGACCTTACGGAAGTTGAAGATGAAGGTTCCACCGACGAACTCCATCATCCACACCTGATCCTGTGAATACACAAGGAAGTTAGTACCTAAAGTTGCTCCGTCGATGATCGGTGTCTTCATCTGCACTAGGTCGTTGAAACCCGCAGAGTTCGTAAGGTCTGTCTCGTCCCATGTAGTGGGCACTTGGTTCGCCAACACAGGGTCAGAGAAGCGCACACGGTTAGGGTAAGACACACCTGACTCCACAGTACCCAGCGCAAGCAAGAAGTCACCATAGGACCGCAGTGCGCCTGTGCGCATACCTACAGGCCAGTTGGCTAGGTTAGCAAAAGAGGATGCAGTGTTTGTGCGCGACAGAGGGGTACTGTCTGATCGGTTGATGTACTCAACGTCTGCTAAAGTAGTCGCTGTGATTTCTGTTGTATTCGACTGAGTAGAACCTGTGTACACGGTAGTGAAAGCACCATTGGTGAACTCTCGTATCGTTAGCGTATCATCCACCACCAACACAGTATCATAACCAGTGAGGGCTGTCAGACCATAAGCAAACTTAGGTGTCCAAGTGACTGCACCCGATACCTTACGGTACACAGGACCGGCTGTCACTTTACCTTCAGTGAACCGGACGTTCTTAGCCCTAGTGAACCCACCGATGGGCAAGTTGTAGGGGTCTACATCAGTAACTACACCAACAGACCCTAATCCTCGGATCGGTAAGTTAGCCATTGGTTGGGTTCCTTATTATGTCTTCATAATGTACGCCAGCGCATAGTACGCGGGACGGTTATCAAAGGCTTGCCCAGAACCATAGGAACTGGTCGTACCACTGAAGGTGTGCGAGTGTGCTCCAGCAACGGACGTTCTCGCGTGGGCACTCTTCGTCTCTGACTGTGACTGGTCGACGCGACTCGCCGCCGTACTGTAGTCCCAACCAAAAGTGGCTTCAGCCGTGACATCCATGACCTCACCATCAAGGTGGTAGTGATCACCAGTGTGGTTAGTAGAACCACTGAACGTGTGACTGTGCGCTGGGATATTAGCTGCTGCAAGTGTCTTATCGTTCGCACCGCCTGTAGCACCTACAGCCGTACCTCCACCTGCACCCATCACAAAGCTATCGACTAGGTTAGGTGTACTATTGTTACCATCGCACAACACCCAGCCACTTGGGATAGCATTGATTGCACCAGACCACATGATGATACCACCAGATGGCACATAGTGACTGGCAGCGGTGTTCAGGCCACTCGCAGATGCAGTAAGGTCGGCAAGAGTCGTAGGGCAACCAGCGAGGTCATTTAGGTCCGCTGTGGTGACTGTAGAACCAGATAGTACGTTTAGTTCGTCTTGGGTCGCTGTGACAGCACCGGTCAGGTTCGGTAGTGTGTTCTTGATGGTACTCTTGATTAAGCGTAGGTGGTCGTCCGCTTGCGCTAGACCATCAGTTGCCGCCGGATTGTTTGCGTTCAATCCGTTGACGTATGTCGAAGTTTCTAAGCCCATGTCGGACGTTCCTCTTTGTTTTGTCGGGGGTGGCTAGGGAGGCGGTTGTGTCTGGGG